TATACATAAAAATCTCCTGTTGTAAGAAATTTCACTATACATAAAAGAATCAATCTTGTCAAACAATCCTCTACCTGAAAAAACCCCCACTCAAAATCCATCCAGCATCTTTTGCCCTACCTACCAACATCGAATCAGGATAGCCAGCAGCAGCAATAGGCATCATGTTATTTCGCTTAATAGTTGATTTAGATTGAGCAGCATATTGCTGAATCATCGCAATTTGCACTTGAGAAGCTTTGCCATACATCGGCATTAAGCGTTCTGCTAAATTCCAACGCAAAGCCATTGAATAGCCTTGTGGAAGAACAATGTCATCATACAAAGTTTCGTAATTGCTAAAAATGGTAGATGAGAACATATGCATCTCACCTTGAGCTGGATTAGGCCATACAAACACATTGCCTGAAACGGCATTAGGATTGTAATAAAGGGCTTTAGGCCAAGGTCCATTCAAGGTTTTTAAACCAATTTGGTTATAGTTTTCTAACGCCAAAATAGCTACTTGGTAGTCCAAACCGCCATTTTGAACAGGTTCACCATTAGACTGAGTGTTTACCCTTACATAAGCTTGGTCAATAAACAAAGGCTTTTGATAGTAGGCTGTTACATTCTCTGAAGTAACTGGAGTTGTATAAGTAATGTTTAGCTTATAAGTACCAATTTCATTGACTTGACCGCCAGCACCAGTTAAAAATTCGACAATCTTAGTGCCAGGCAATATTCCTGTACCTTTAAGAGTTTGGCCTTGTGCTACTGCTCCGCTAGTTAAACCGCTTACAGTCAAAATATCGCCTGTAATTGAGGCAGTAAAGACCGCACCAATAAAGTTAGCGGTAGAAGGAGTTGGTCCAATAGTGTATTGAACTTGACCAGCAATCAAAGGGAAGATAATTTCGGTAGTGTTATATACCATCATATCTTCGTTTGACCATTGGTCTACAAGGTCATTAAGCATATCAAAAGCATCTTGGGCTGCTGCTGCCGTTGGAACTTCACCAGCTTCCAATGCTCCAATGTCTTTTAATGCACGACTAATAATGTCAATAGGCTGTGTCATTGAACAAACTCCACAATATCGCCAACATTTAAACCGCTTAAAAATGTAATAGAAGATGAGCTTGTTTCTGTGTAGTTAAGACTTACTACTTGCTTACTTCCGTTTACATAAACATAAAGACCATTAACACCTGGAATATATGAAAATGGTACTGTGCAAACTGTTTGACCTTGAGTTGCTGTGATGTATCCTTCTTGTCCGCCAGAAGATAATCCATTGATATTATCCATGCTCCAAATTTGATTATATGAAGCATTTTGAAGAACAAATTTATAAGCAAATCCGTTTGTCAGCCAAATTTCTTGAGGGGGTCGACCAGCAGAATCTAATACGATGGGATTGCTATTTGCAATATTTCCAGTTGATGTTGTATATGTCGCTAACAGAGTAGATGTTCCTGCAACATATGTATATAAAAGTCCACCAGATAAAGGTATTCCATTATTATCAAAAAATTGCCATCCTGCGCCACCTATAGGTGAAAGATTGACTGCCATATATGCTCCTAATTGTTTGGCGTAAATACTTGTGGAAGCCAAGGTGCAACAACAGTTTTGCTATTTTTAATGGCATTTAACTGTTCTTCTAACCTAGATTTTATTAGATTTGTTCCGTCTTTCATAGTTTCTTGTTCAATCCAAGAAGCTACCATTTGCTCTGTTACTTCTGCAAAAGGAATCTTAATAACTAGATTAGCAAACCACCAGTTGCCTTCAGTTTCTACAGAATCATCGCCATCTTGAGCAGTCACGCTATATTTAGCATGAGTAATTAGCTCATTGTCAGCAGATAGCTCTAGGATTTTCCAAATAAAGTTCATGCGCTTGTCCAAGGCAAAGGTGGAGTAATTATTGGAGGATTAGCTAAATTTGAAATTTGATTGTCTAAATTAGCTTGGATTGCAGTTACTTGTTCTGCGCCCATAGCAGCTTGTACCCAGCCGATTACAGTATCTTTGGTAAGGGCAGAATAATCAGTAAAAGGGCTTCCTGCTGTGTATGTTAAAGGCTGTGTTCCATAAACTGTAGATTGATATGCTAATACAGTTGATGTAGTGCCATCTAAATTAGTAATTGTTTTGGTTTCATCATTATTAGCAGTAACACGCCAATGAACATTGGACACGACATTAGTTTGACCATCTTGAGATGGCACTACATCTAAAGCATCAACAGTCCAAATATATGTATTACTCATTAGCAATCCGTAAATCCAGCAAAATCAGGCAATGTTTTTAAATAAACATAAGCTTGTTCAATAAAATTAGTTGCTCCTGTTGCTACAGATGGAGTAAAAATATATTGTTTTGTATCCAATCCAATAGTTTTATCTGCTGAATGAAATACTACATTAGCAATAGCTGATAATTTACTTGCTTGAATTTGCTCAACTTTAACATAAGTAGGGGTAGATACCGCAGGGAATCCAGGTAGTGTTTTGGTATATGTTCCATTAAGTGCCATGATTAATCCTTATAAAAGTGTGTATTGGATTCCATCTAATCCCAATAATGTATTTGATGTTATAGATAATATTGAAATATTACCATTTGTACTTACTAACAAAGTTGCAGAAGAAAAAGCAGAACCATTAAAGTTGGTTACTTGAAATCTTTTCTGCCTTGTTGGTGCAAATCCTGTAGGTAAAGTTGCAATAACTGTTCCTTGAGTAATTGTTCCTCCAGCAATTTCACCGCTAATCATTATTACGCCACTTTCTGTTCTTGAAACAGAAGGTGTTGTATCTGTTGCATAATTAACCCAACTATTTTGCAAAGTTAAAGGAATATCAATAATTCCAGCATTATTTACACCAGCGTTATAAATAACAGGAGGATTTGTATCAAAGGAATTGTCATATTTTAATATATTAAAAGTTGAGGAAGCACCAAGACCAACAGTAGTTACAGAACCTTTAAATATATTATTTTGACTAATTGTATTGTAAGAACAATTTGAATCTAAAAGCAATCCATAAGTTGCAGCAGTAATTGTGGATGCGCCTGTAGAAATAGTATTTCCAATAATATTACTTTCAGTAACATAATATAAATACACTTGTGCGTTATATGTTCCTGTGTAATTCCCTGCATAAGCTGGATGTTCAATTTGATTGTTTCTTACAGTAACTTGACCAATACTAATTAAAGCAAGACCACCAGCTTGAGTAGTAATATTATTTTCTTTAATAACAATTTGTCTTGCTCCTGACAAACTAGATGCAACAATACCTGGAGTTGTTAAACGAGTTCCTGTAATTGTATTTTCTGAAATTGTTATTGAATCGCCAATATAGGTTGCAGCAATACCATTTTGAATCCAGCATCTACGAATTGTTAAAGTATAAAATCCATCTTGATTTTGTACACTATTATCTAAACTTAAACCAAGTGCGCCAAAATCTCCAATGTAAATTCTTTCAATTTCTGAATTAGAAAAATAAGCATTAGTTGCTAAAGGAATATGGATACCATTTCTTCCGTTTCCTGCTGTAGCTGGTTTTACTCCAAAATCCCTAAATAAATAACCTGTATTGCCTGTATTGTTTGTTGGTGGATTAATGGTAATTGCATCTGTTGTTCCAGTAACAGAACTAATAATTCCGCATGAGAACATTCCATCCCCATACATTGTAATTCTTCCGCTAATAGTTAAAGCACCGCAGCTATAAAAATTATTTCTTAAATAAAGTGCTTTTCCATTAGCAACGGCACAATTAATGGCATTTTGCATTGCTGTAGTGTCATTCGTTGTTCCGTCTCCTATTGCACCAAAATCTTCAGGAGTGATAATATCTTGAAGTTTTAAATTAATAGGCCTATTGACAGCATTTGAGTATGGCTGTTTAAACTGAGGTACTAAAGTTGTCATTATTTATAATCCTTTAATTATGGATGCGCTGTCTTATACGCCTCAAAATCGGCACTTAATTCTTGTATTGCTTTTACCAAAATAGGCAACAAAGAATCATTTTGCATCATTTTTTGGTCTGAATAACCGCCTCCAGAAGAAGCATCAATAGTTTTAACTGCTACTGGATAAACAGTTTCTACTTCTTGAGCAATAAAACCATTTGTTTTTTTAATCGTATCATCTTCACAATTCCAGTTGTAACTAACAGGATTTAACTGATTAACAATAGATAAACCATTAGTTAATGGAGTAATATTTTTCTTTTTTCTTATATCCGAAACTGTAACATAAAGACCACCTACCGCATTAATATAAGACTGAAATGATTGAGTTCCGCCATAATCAGAATAAAAAGCAACTAAAGCAGAGGATGTAGCAACTTTTCTATAAAAAGTACAGGCTACATTTGAATTTGTAAATTGATTTGCATATATGGGGCTTGTAGTACCAACTAGCAAGTTACCGCTAGAATCAAATCTTCCTACTTCAGTTGAATTGGTATAAAAAAGTAAATTATTATTTGTCCATGTTCCAATAATGCCGTCATTATTTACACCACTAGCTTTTCCAAATCTGACATCACCACCATATACAGAATCTTTAACTCCGTAATATCCAAGAGTTCCTCCAGATGGTGTTGATATACTTACTTGAGACCAAGGACTAGAAGTTCCTATACCAAGTCTAGTGTTAGTGCTATCAAAGAACAAATTAGAACTAGAGCCAAAAGCACTTGTTCCGTTACCGTATGGAATATAACCAGCAGTAAGGCTTGTTAATCCTGTGCCACCATAGGCAACTCCAAGAGTTCCTACAGTTCCACCAAGGCTTACAGCAGTACCGCCAATAGTAATGCTTGAATTGGTTAATTGACTGTTTCCAATTCCGCTTAAAGTACCGCCAAGAGTTAATGAACCGCTAGCAGTTACTGTTCCAGTAAGGGTAATTCCGTTTACAGAGCCAGTTCCTGATACAGAAGTTACTGTTCCTAAGTTTCCTGTAAGAGCAACGCCATTAGCACTTAAAACGCCTGTAGATGGCACAAAAGACAGCTTTGTAGAGCTAGTAGTAATCGGTAAATTGCCAGTAGTTGTAGAAACTAGCGTTGGAT